GCTTCATCCGGCAAGAGCAATCTTAATTTTTCTTCCATTGCTTTTGTTAAAAACGATCTGGTTTTCATAGATCCGGCCATAACACCGAAATCTCCCGTGCCAATTATCGAGCTTAAGTTGTTTTCTATAGACTCACCGAAACCCAACATGAATAGCTGTTTGTCTCGTGGGCTTAGATTTTTTATATCTTCTGAATCTGCGAAAATTTCGCTTAACTTTTTGTTTTTATACAGATCCCTCCCCGCATCTACCATGTTTTCCATATGCTTGCTGTTCTGCCATATAGCGTTCGCCTGCCTATACGCATCGTTCTGGGCGTATAACTCATTCGTTATTCGTTTTTTTATCCCTACTAAATTTGCCACCTCGAAACCTTTTCCTTCGCGTATAGCTGTTCCGATGTCGTCATCTAACTGCTGGGAAATAGCTTGCCACCACCGCAACGTCGGCAATGCGGTTCCTAGCGCCTCGTCGTCGATGGGAAGGCTATTTGCTAAAGCGTGTTCCAGCCCTAGCCTTCTTGATTTGTTTAGTCTCTCTGGCGTATGTTTTTTCATATGCTCGAATATTTGTCTTAACACAGGCGTATTTTCTACACCCTCTTCCATTGCTTGAGCATATAGCGGTTTCGCTAACGCCTCTCTGCCCTCTGCTATTTGCGACAGTGTTCTGCCGGATTCTACGACACCTCCAAAGTGCTTTCTCACGGGAAGCATGATCCTGTCGATTGCAGTAGTATCTCGCCCCGAAAAAAACTCCAGATAATTGTCTGGCATATTCAATTTCGCCGCTACCGTTTGCCCCATTTTCTGCATGGCGTCATTAAAGTCCGCAAGAGTAGACTTTGGGTTATTTCGCAACCATGCGAAAACTTCGTCCTCTGTTGCGTCTGTGTGTAACAAAACATCTTTTAAGATCGTGTCCGCTGTTGGAATTGATATATCTACGCGCTGACTGCGTTCTTTTAGCATATTGCTTAAGGCTAATACCGCATCTCCCAGCTTTCTTCCGGTATATCCAGCCGCCGCTCCAACTGCGCCAATCACAGTTTGTCCTAGCGGCCCTCCAACGGCTCCCCCCAAGCCAGATCCGGCAGTAGTCAAGCCCTGTGACAATGGCGACGAAAGCACATCTTCCGTTTGTGTTATCTCTCCCGTCCTTGGGTCTTTCTGTATCACTGGGGAGCCTCCTCCAGCAACCCCAGCGCCGTATATTGTTCCTTCAGTCGCGCCAATTACCGCAGACGCTTTTAACGCTTGTTTGCTTTTCCAGCCGCCCTGTAACGCCGTCGCTATTTTCGGTATTTTTGCCATTTGCATAGCGATCCCAAAGCCTGTCGGCAACGACCCTGCCACCTCGTTCACGGTATATCCAAGAGGGTCACTTTGCTCGTAAGATTCTACTTCATCACGATAAGCGTCTCGCAACGCCACATAGCTATCGGAAAAGTCCTCTCCTGCAAAAACCTTGTCTAATGCCGCACCGTAAAATGCTTGCAATTCGTCACCCCATCCAAACGTCGCTCCTTGAACCCCTGCCGCTATTTGTTGCCTGTCTGTCGGCTGAAACTCGTACTTTGCATTGTAGTTGTCAAACTCGCTTTGCACTGTTCCCTGTTTGACATCATCAAGGCTGTACTTATATAAATTCCCCCTTTCAGGGCCATGCGTAAATTTTATATAAGCGCCATCTTTTGTGTTTTTGATAAATGACATTTGTCGCCTTTCCTTAAGTCGCTACAGTGATACTTTTGTCCCACTTAATTCCGATTGTTGGTCTAAGTCTAAAGTCTCCAGAAAGTCATCTGCTGTCATAAAGTCCTGTTGCTCAAAACCTAATATTGATCGTGCTGGTTTATAAGATAAATTTTCTATGTCTATTTTTTCAGTACGCCAATACTTATACCCTTCATTTAATTGATTTTGTTTTGCTCTTAATATTGCAACCATTTTTTGCGCTCGTTTAGCTAATTCTTTAGCGGGCAACTCTGTATTCCATGCCCTGCTCATTATTAACTCTCCTTCTTTCTCTGTAAATTGTGCGCCTAATATTTCCCGTAAAGTTCTTTGAGTTATTTCTAAAATTTTATCTTTTGACATTACAGCATTTGGATTGAGTTTTGTTTGTACAAATTTTGGCAATCTATTAGTTAAAATGTTGCCAGTTATTGGTCTATTATCTACAAAATCTTGAATCACCTGTTCTACTTGATTTATGTCTGCTAAATCTTGGAACCTGCCACCTTGAAATTGCCAATTAGTAAATTTTTTAGCTACGTCTTTTTCTATTTGCTTATCAGATTCAGTAATATTATTTATCCACTGGTTACGCAATAATTGTTCTACTTGATTTTCGTACCCTTCTTCAGTTATACCACCTTCGGTTTTTGCCGTTCTTAATTCTCGTAATTTTGTGCCTATTGTAGCTGGGCCTGTGCGTTCTGTTTTCTCGTTTAATGTTCGCACTCGGTTTGCAAACACAGGGTTTGGTGATCCATCTGGTAAAGTTGGCGGTATTCCTTCACTCAACGCTGCTTTGTATCCCGCGCTCATAAGCCTGGGGTCGAATATCGCTGCCCCTGCCCCACCAGCGCCACCAGCGCCACCCATGTTCACAAACTTACCTGTTCTTGGATCGTATAATTGTGTCCACGGGTCAACAGCCATCAGGCTTGGCGGTCTAAACTTCTCTTGTAGCCCCGCCTGTTGCAAAGCTGGTACGCCGCTCTGTAACAGCCTGTTTGTTAAATTCTCCCGACTAAGGGGGTCTGCCATCAGTTCTGGCGCGGGGGTCATTACCTCTCCGCTCACTGGGTCTACCGCGAGGGCGGCAGGGAAAGAAGCCCCTTCACCTAAAGTCGCTACTGTGCCTCTTACGCCAATGTCTGCGTCAACCATCTCTGGGCTACCGCCTGTCGGAGCCAGTCGCACCCCTTCATCCAACAAACGCTCCCTATATGCGGCTGTATCTATATCGCTTGGGTCTAGTGGAAACCCCGCCGTAACGCCCTCGTAAGTATCATCCGGTGTATATTCTTCTAATATATCTTCTTGAGTGCCTGTATATTCTGTCTCATAATCTCGCGCCACGTTCCCCACATTTGTTGCAAAATCTTGAAAGCGGTCCAACTGGCCTTCGTATTTTTGCTGGTCTTCGGCTAGATCGGAAAAGAACTGTCTGCGCTTATACATATCTGCCATTTGTTGTGCTTGCGCGAAAGTCTGCATATCAAACAAAGGCTGGGGCGCTCGTGTTTGGCCTCTGCCTAAAATACTAGCGCCATACAGAAACATCGGGTTCGACAGAGCGCCTTGTAAATCTGCGCCCCCGAGAGCGCCTGTCACGTTTCCATAAAGGTTCTGCGCCCCTGTAATGAACGGACTTAATGGATTCGCCATTTTACGCTCCTAGTAAGTAACCGCCGCTGCCGCCCATCAGAGCGCCAGCCCACGGATTGTCTGGAAACATACTAGCGCCCATCATGGCTCCGCCCAGGAATCTCTGGCCGCCGCTAGGTTGGTACAGTGGCGATTGCGTTGTCTGTGCTGTCGCGCCCCCATAATTACCTGTAATTCTCGCTAGGTACTGGTTTAAAGCCGCCTCCGGTCTGTTTTGCAAAGCGTTGAATCTCCTAATGCGATCTTGCAAACGCAAATCGGACTGCCCCTCGAGAGCACTACCAACACCCATGAGTCGTTGAGCGTCCGCATATCGTTGATTCGATATCGCCGGAGCTAATTGAGACATTTGCATCTGTCTGGTTCTCTCGTCGCCATAAGCTCCCCCGAAAATACCCGAAGCCGCATCTGCTAAACCTCGACCCAATGCCATCGACTGCGCTCCGCTCCCTGTCCGCCCTCCTGCGCCAAACATAGATGCTATGTTAGGCTGGATACTTTCAGCCGCCCGCTCATAATAAGCCTGGAGGTAAGGATTGCTCTCCGGCGTAAGAAAATCGCCTCGCAGTGTTCGTTCTGCTAACTGGGTGTTTGCAAGGTCTACGGGAGATCCCTGAGTCGCTAAATTTTCCATCATTCCCAAGGCGCGATTCGTTTGTCCGCTAAAAGGCGTATATGTTCTACCCTGATATACTTGTGGCCCGCCCTGACGTAAAGCTTGTAGCGACTCTTCAAAGCCTGTGGTCAAATATGGTTGCTGTTGCATCCACGGTGCGGAGTAACCTGTTTGAGTTGTCGTCTCGATTGCCATTTACTTAACCTCTAACTAAGCTGTTGGGAACACCAACGGCGGGGCGTGAACCACTGGCGATAAGAACGGGTTTCCCCGCCTTGGGCCAGGACCGCCAAACGCTAGTTGATGCGCTAACTGGTTGTAATATAAATTGTTGTTCACATTCGGAATATCATCTGAGATCGCCGCTCCGCCAGTTACTCCGCCAGCTACTCCGCGATTACTCCAGATGTCGGGAACTGCAAAAGACTCTGACGCTGGGTTGTCGCCACCAAATGTCGCCACTGGCAATCGCCCTTCTACCGCAAGTCGTTCGGATGTTGGCATCGCTCCCAGTTTTGCTTCTTCGGCGGATCGAGCTAAACTCATTGCCGCCGAGTACGGCATCCCATATTTCTTCATAAAATCCGTAGCTTTCTGCAATACGGTTTGGTTTCTTGGCGGTCCCGCCATAACCGGATCTGTGCCATACGGCTGAAGAGGGGCTGGCAATTCTCCCACAAATGGAACCCGTTGCGCTGGCACTTGATAGCCCGCTTGGTTTAATCCCCCCGCCAACGCGCTAGTTGTTGAGTAGCCTTGCGCCGCGCCTCTTAATCCTGCTCCCCATCCGGCTTCCTGTCTGGGTCTCAAAAATCCTGTCCCGCTTTGAAGCCCTTGGCCTACCGTTCCGGCGGCTACCGCAAACGGCGCTGTTGCTGGAAACGCTAACATCGCTGCGCCTGCAATCGTACCCAGATTGCCCAGCACCATATCCTTGAGAAAGTTTCCCTTAGTCTGCTGTTGTCGGGCAGTCTCCCTTAACCCATAATCTGCGGCTCGTAATACATCGTCAGTATCGTAACCCTTGCCCTCTTTGCCTGTTTTGATGTAATTTGCGAGGCCGCTTTCTGGCTTGTACTTGTTCGCCCAAACCAGCATATCATCGTATATCTCGGCCATACCCCCGCTTTTATCGCCCGCTTTTTTTCTGTCTCTGCCAAGCTTCACATTCCGGTCAATATTGTTGCGATTCCAACCGTAATTCGCGATACCTATGCCATGTGTTGCATACGGAAGATTTTTCGCATTGTAGGTATGTTTTTGTAACTCCATGATCGCTGGGTTAGTCCAGTCGTATGATGGCCTATCCATGCTTAGATTCAGCCTGGGATAGCCACCTGTTCTTCCTGCCTTCCCTTCTCTCACTCCTCTTCGAGCGAGACTCCTCGGGCCTTCCGCGACTTCTTTCCGTGCCGCAAGAACCGCCTCTTGCATGGCAGGAGATAAATTTTGCGGTATGGGATTCCCTGGCACAGCCATTATCGACCCGCCCTTGTGGTTCCGTAAATGGATAACGTCATACTGCTCGTCGTGGCGTTCACTCCGATTTTACCTCCCGCTTTCACACTGATACCACTACCATCATCGTTTGCGACAATCTCAAAGTGCGTTTTCGCCGCGATGCTATGCCCAAATCTTAGCGCATTTCCCGCTGAAAATCCCTCTCCATTGTCTGCGTGGTAGATCGTGCATTGTCCTGCCGTAGCGCTCAAATTCGTATTAACCACTACCATTCGTTTAATTTCGCTGTGATGCACGGCGCTATAGGCCAGAGTCGGCCCTGACGTTGCCGCCGTCGACATCTGGGCTAATAACCCTGCCGGAGCGAGCGTATCAACCATCTGCGCTTCTCTTTCTTGTTGCCGCACCCCTGACCTGTAGCTCTAAGCCAATGGCCTGCGACCAACTTCCTTGCAAATGCATACGACCTCTCACAAACTTGCCAGACTTGCGTAAATTGACCTCTCCGAAACGGTTAACGCTGGTGTTCGTGGTGTAGGTCGCGCTCTCGCTTTGCACAGACCGAGTGCCTATGGACAGTTGTGCATCCCCGCCCTCGTGTAAAGGCTTCGCGCCCATCACTTCTATGGTCTTTCCTGTCGGCGCTTTGAACTCTGGCGTGTCGATTGTCGCGGACATCGGAGAGCCGCTGAAAAGATGCATTTTTTTGTTTTTGAAAATGCCCTGCGAAATATCGCCGCCCTTCCAGATCGAATGGTCAAAACTCAGCGCCCAGGTCGAGGTGTCTACGTCGTCGCTAATTGCATCCATTTCCTCTAAGGTCTTGCCCGCGCTCAAATGATGAAAAATGGTATCCCCTGTGACTTCTGCTTTTGTCCACCTTCCCGTATCCCATGCATAAATCAACAAACGGTTAGGGACTCCCCCAGTAGACGTATTACTGGGATAACTCCAGATTACTAGCTTATGCGTCCTATCTATGCCGACACTAACTCTCTCTTGGTAGCTTGTGTCGTAGTCATTAGCCCAAAAGTCTGCGACCTTCTCCCCTGCTATCGGCTTAATTTGACCGCCGCTAAATTCCCAGATTTCATTGGTTCCCCACCACCACACTCTATCGGAGTGCGTAATAATACTTCTCGGCGTTCGGCTTCCTACAGAATTAGCTAATCTGGTAAACGAGAATATCAATGGCGGACCGACGTACTGCATGAGGGTGACTGCTTCCTCCTGGATCACCAAACAACTACCGCCTGTTTCGGCCAGTCCTGTGATCCAGCCACCTTCATATATGTCCTGATAATCTGATTGTCTGGCGATGTCACCCGCTTGCCAGAACTCCGAATCATTGTACCCAGACCACTGCACTCGGTTCGGCCTGTCGCTTCCGTCATTGATCCAGCCTAAAACCACAAAATCTCTGACGGTCTGTATGTATTTTGCTCGTGGCGGATTTCCGCCTAATGCGCCGATGCTTGTGCCATGAACAATCTTTTGGATCGCGTTCATAAAATTTGTAGCTAGCAGTCTTTCCGGTCCGTAGTTCGCGAAATTCCATACGTTCTGAGTCGCTGTTCCAGTAAACCCTGTTGCTATCGCATCAAACGATTGTGCGGACAGACGATACATATTTCCGGCATCGCCCGCATAAACTCGTGCGGTGTTTGTCGCGTCCTTACATGAAACTGCGCCGCGAATAAAATCACCGCCAGCCAGCCCTATCTCGTCGCTGTATGCCTCTATAGATTTTATCGGCTTGTAAGATGTAGCCCCTGCATAGCAGTTCGTTGCAACCGTAGCGCCAGGATTTTCAAAGTCCGGTTGATCTGGCAACCATTCCCCGAATTTTAGTTTCATCCATTCCATGCTAATAAACTGGCGTTACTTTGGAGTTTGTCGCCACCCGCTTATCATTCTCGGCTAATAAACGTGTTAGCTCTGTCTGCTCAATAGCTGACATAAAAGACGCTAACTCTCCATCATGGAGCGTCCTCGTCGCAACTGTTCTGCTAGCGTGAGCGCGAATTAAATCCTTGCAATCTGTAGTCCAGGCATTTGACGCTCCTGCCGTTAATTCAGACAGCGACCTCAAATAGTACAACCTGACCGTATATGCGTCGTTTGGCGTATAGGCTAACCACATCTTCTCGTCACGGATCGCATACGCTTCTGGATATCCCGTGACAGACGTTCCTTCCAGCATCTTTTTAATAGCCGGAAAGTCTAGCGGTTGCACCTCTTGAAACTCATCCCCTGTCAGTCGAGCCTCTACATAATCGACTGCGCGAAAGTCTGACGGTAATGCGTAGGTCGTAGTAGATGCGGTTGTGGTGAATGTTGCCGAAGCTTCGTTAAACCACCAACGCTTGTGATCATAATGGCGTATCGCCATCACCACTGCGTCCGAGCATTGAGCAGTTAAGTCTGTTCTCGCTAAATCGTCACTGACTTCGTTGACTAGTTCTGATAGTGTTGCCATCGCTACCTCGTTTCCTGCGGCGCTTCCGCTTCGGTTTTTTAGGTGTCTCAGCTACTTTATTATCATCGCCTGTCTCGACAACACGTTGAGCCATTATACTACGTCTTCTTCCTGTCGGTTGGTTTTCAGTCATGCTGTCACCGCCTTGGGTCGCTCGTAGCTCTGTTCCATCCTCTCTTTTTCTTCAAACCAAATATCTGAATATTCGGTGTTGCTGTAACGATCCCACCACGGACCGCCCTCTGTCCAGTGTAACATAGCTATATCTTCAAGTGGTCTTTCATCGTACCCAACCAAGTGGTTCCACCTGCCGTCTATTTCTCCAACGTCAGTGGCCCACGCGAACTGATGCAGATGCAGCCCTGACTCCTCGTCCACTACTTCTGGCGTTAGATGCATACAGTCGTAGTGCTTTCCCCAGAACACCATCAACGATGACCAGTTCTTTTTCTCATACTGCGTTTGTTTTTGGCCTAGCATTTTCACCGTGTTTTCGGGCTTGTAGTCGTGCTTGACCACACTGACGGGAGCATACGTTTGCTCCGCTTCTTGATATAGGTCCGCTATATCCCCAAGCATCAGCATATCGCAGTCCATATATATAGAGTGTGACGAGTAGCGATTCAGATACGGTGTTAAAAAACGGGTAAATGAGAACTCCGTGCTTTGCAACTGGTGTCTTTCTCTTTTATGGATTTCTCTCAGTTGGTCCAGCATCAATAGCGTGACCCGCACCGGAATAGATGACCTAGCCCTGATCGAGTGCTGTAGGACCGATGCCGCTACCGACTCTGACGGGTCAAACCCGATGTATACGTCTGCTTGTTTTAACATTGGACTACCGCCATTTGCACTCTGCCTCCGCCTTTTACATGGTCCCTGGTAGGCATCAGGTAATATTCTTCGCCTTCCAACACTTCCTGCGCCCCATACTGTTTTAGTTCTTCTTCCGGCATTTCCGTATAGAAGTCATCGAAAATGACAATTCCGCCTTTCTGCACTATCTTTTTCGCGTACTTGTAGTCGCTTTTTATGGTTTCCACGCTATGCCCGCCGTCGATAAAAACACAGTCTGCCGAATTTTCGCCATGCTCTTTCAGGTATCTTTTTAGCTGTTGTTTGCTGTCGCCGCGATACAGCGTTGCGTTCACATCGTTTAGGCGCTCTTTCACCTCTTCTAAACTGTAGTGTTTTTTCACGTTTTTCTCTGCCTTGTCCGTCTCGTCGCTAGCCTCCTCGAACAAGTCAAACCCAAAATACTCTGACTTCGGACTAAGCTCCAGCATTTGCCTTGCCCTCGCGCCATTCCACGTTCCGACTTCCAGTATTCTTTTCGGTTGCATCTGTTTGACGATTTCCAGTAAATGTATGTACCTGACTGCGTGTTTCGTTGGCCCTTTGTCGTGTGTCGCATACTTGTCAAACACCCCGTCAAACACGTTATACGGCCCCTCGCCGGTCACATTCTCCGCTATGTCATTAACACCTACCAAATCCTCTAGCGTCTTCTCTAGCACAAATGCGTCGTCCCATTGGCTTAACATGAATATGCCGCCAGAGTCGTACATATTCTTGTAATGCTTGAACCAGCCGTCGCTGAACGAATGGGCGCAATCCCAGCCAACAAAAGAACTACATAGATGCCATGTTTTACGCCGCATAACGGCCATAAAGTTACCACTCATCCAGTTTTCGAGCCTTACTGCGGGGATCGCCCTGAACGTCCTGATGTCTGTGTCTATCCAGAATAGGTAGCCTTTGTAGTCCTTCGCAGCATCGATCTGCGCGTATACCTTTCGGCAAAACGCATTGACGTTATATTTGTACTGGATCGTCTCGTTTACAAGCCCGTGAAATATTGGGAAGTGGGACACGCCGTCGAGGAAATTCTGTATGCCATCCACCTTCATTAAGTCATGGTAGACAATGCGCGAATTATTGTAGGGGAAGAACTCATCCTCCGTGTAAACGTGTAACTCGCCTGCGGGCCAGAACTGACTAAAAGTATCCATCATTATCTCGCCGTATTCATCGTACATACGGCGGTTCATCGACGTTACAAACTTAAATTGCATTGAGTAAAGCGCTCCCTGTATCGCCTTTTTCCATCTGGTATCCGTACACCCTGCACAGCAGGTCTAACATCTGTGACTCGGCGGGCCAGTTGTGGTCTGGGTATTCCTTATACTCATGGCCCCGTGTAATTGACCAGTCGTGAGTGCCGGAGAGGATGTTGTCGAACCCGTGCAGTTGTATCTCTTCTGGGTTCGCTTTATGCATGGCGTACAAAATCGCATGGGTTCCCGCAGACGGATGTAAATGTCCTTTGTTGTCCGATACACCGTCTATCAGCTTTTGACTGTCGGCCTTCACATAGTCTTTTCGCAAGCGTCTATACTGAGTACGCCAGAAGCGGCATACATCCCTATCGCAATAAACGTTAGCATCCTGCGGTAATGTTTTATCGCTTTCGTTCTCAGTACGGGTATCGTCAAACAGCCAGAAGTCTTTTACACCTTCCCAGGCATCCATAATTACTCGTCCAAGCGTCATGGATGACACCACTACGTCTGTTCTGCTTCCGTACAAGTCTGGGCGAAGCTTCGGTAGATCCGAATGGCGCTTCATCCTGATTATTTGATCGTGGCGATCTATCTCACTGCCGAGTTTCTGTCTTAGAATCGATGGACCGTGACCTATTATGATTGTACGCATTTTCGAGCGACCCTCCTAAAACCTCTAAAACCTCTTTCCACTCTTGATCTGTGGTCTGGTGGAACATGACGATATCGTCGGAGTACCAGGGGAAGTACGGGCCAGCCGGATAGCGCCAAGCCCGTTTCTTTGGCACAAGCACCGTGCATTTCAAACCCGCCGCGCCACAGGTATGAACTACCGTGTTACAGCAAGTAATCGTGTGGTCTAGTGCCGCCAGAGCGGACAGCGTATGGTCGTAATCCATTTCCTGCGCCGCATCACAATGGAATATCGGAAGCCCTGTCTTCTCCCTCATCCGTTCCACTTTCTCTTTAGCATCCTCATGGTACTGCATCGAGATCCACGTTCCGCCCGCTCGTTTTATCACGTTCTCGAACCAGCCCAGCTTCATTGACCGATATTGCGTGTTGGTTTTTAGTGCGCCACCTTTCCAACTCAACCCGTAGTAGGGCGGCGGACCAAGCGCCTCGAACTGCTTGCGATACATTTCCAGTAGCTCTGGGTTCGGCTTTAAATAAGACCGTGTGCTCATATCCGCTTCTGTTTTCCAGAAGTGCTTAGCAAGGCTGAATACCGCAGATTTCTGGCCTACCGGATGTTCTTTCGGCCACTCTATGAACGATTTCTTGGCTGTCGGATATATCTTGTTAATCCACGGAAAAGACCGCTTGTAGATAGCCTCTAGCCTCGGATGACATTCTAAGATGATGTCGAGATTCGCTTTTTCGAGCTTTGGGAGCAATCCTGCCGCTAATAGCCTATCCCCTAGCCCCTGCTCGTCCCAGAGCGCCAGCGTTTTGCCTGATTGCAGATTGCCGTCAAACCAGTCCGTGCTGTCCGGCGTATCATTGCTATAGCTTCTCAGCCCACGCTCACCACAGAAAAACCCCGCATCGTACAGAGCAAAGCCTTCCTTCCAGTTCCGCATCTCTAGCTGTAACAGACTTCCGTTCCATCTTGCCTTCGCTGTTTCCGGCTCTAGCTCCATCGCTTTAATGGCATACGGCCATCCCTCCTCTGGCGCATCCTCATTGACATAAGATGATGCAAGATTAGAGTAGGTTTCTGCTTTCTCCTCCAACATCAAAGACTTCATAAAACAGTCTCTAGCCTGGGGAAGCATATGTATTGCTCGATAACAACAACCGATGTTACTCCACACATGGGAGTTATCCGGCAGGTAGTCAAGAACCCGTTGCAGGATGACCAGCGCTACGCCGTAATCTTGCTTCTGGAGGTGTGCTGTACCGAGTTGAAATATGATGTAGGGATCGTGTGGGGCTTCCAACAATAACTGATGGTAGCCGTCTATAACGACCTGTAGCTTTTCGAAGTCATTGTTCTCACTGCACTCGACTTGCGTCTTTTGCAGATCCTCCATGACATCGCCTATCAGTTTACCCATATAGTCCTGTCCTCTATAAAGGTGGGGAGTGACTTTCGCCACCCCCCTGACATAACCGACGGTTTAGGCTAAAACTGACAGGTGGATTAACCCACCGCCAGATACGCCATTAATCGCCTCGTTTCTGTGTCAAATACTCGATGATCACCGTGAAGTCGCAGGAAGCTGTTCCTGTACCCACTTGATTAGTCAAAGAGAAAACAGCGTTTGCACTAGCTGTTAGCCTTTGTCCAATCTCCTGACCATTTTGCTCGACAACGATACCCGAAGCCGCACTAGTTATATAGTTCTGGACCTTGGTTCCGCCAATCGTCGCATATACGGATATAAGCTCTCCGCCTGTACCAATCGTATTAGATTGCACGGACTTAACCCCAACAATTTCTGCCCCTGCGGGCAATGGTGTCAGGCTTACAGTCAGTGATCCAGACGAGGTTGCCCCCATGCTGAATTTACATATCTGAGCGTTTATCCCTGCGTGAATGGCAGGAGCGGGGCCAGCGGTCATTGCATCAGCAGTTAAATGTGCCATTTTTGCTTACCCCCCTATCGTTGCGATGCGTTTCGAGCCGCATCACTATGAGAAGATGAAACAACCATAGTAGCAAAATCTTTCGAGTTGTATCGTGTCTTTTTAAGTCCACAAATACAGCCCGTCGATACGCCTAACTGGTTGCCGTAGTCAAACATTTCCTCGACCCATTCCATACGGTTCTGAGTGTAGCCTCGACCAAACGCCATAACAGCCGCTTGCGCTCCGCAAAGCACAGCCCGTCCTAGCGTATTCGCCGTTCCGCTTGCCCCAGCACCCGTATACATACGGGAAGTCTCATGCATGACCACTCCGTTATATACGCCTATTGCACCACTGAGGAGAGGATTCTTCTCGGATGCATTAGCCGCCAGAGCATACTTCTGAATGTCGCCATATTGACCATCGCTGGTCGATTGACGCAAGTCAAAGTGTTGTTCTGGCGTTATGAACATAACGAATTGATGTTTGCCAGCTTCTTGCTGATTGTTAATGGGTCTAATCACAGGCGTAGTGGTTCGAGCCGCCAATACAGCTTTGTCTATCACAGCCAGAGAGAATGTCTGTGTAGAGTTTGCTGATAGGTTTGATTCGGCTGTCGCCACACCAGCGAAAATCTGGTGGCCTGAGTCTGGCGCACTAGCTGAGTTGTTACCCGTCAAACGAGTATCACTGACTCCGCTATTACCAGACAGTTGATTAAAGAACCAAGTGTCATAAGTGTCGGCCCACCAATCGGTGAGAGCCATTCTAGCTTCTTCGCGCACTTCGAACGGCACACGTTGTTCAGACATTTTACCGCCTGACCTTACCGCATGACGTAGCTGATCGACCAGTAGGTCGTCAGTGTAGGTCACGAGAGCTTCTTCGTTTCCTTCAAGGGTGCTGTCGCCTTGGACACCGCTACCAGTCAACTGCATACGAAGTATATTCCGTACACGGTCTCCTGAGCTTTTGCTTGTATCGTCTACTATCTGACACAAAGCATTGCTGTCCGATCCCATAAAACGCGATGCATAGGTGGTTTTAAGCGCCTCATGCATGGTCTTGCGAGACCAGAGTTTAACGGCTTCCGCATCGTTTACACCCCAATTTGATGTAGCCATATTGCTATACCCTCATTGAGTTGTTAATACGATTAGACTTCACGCTGTCTAGCGAATTGGTGTAACGCACCCCTGCGATAATGCCGATAACGTAGGCCACGACTAACGGTATGTTGGCTTAACTTCTGAATCCCAGAATTTATCAAACTCATCATCCGTCATTCTTTCTATACTTTTTAGCAGACTATCATCGCTTTGTCCACCATTGCTTAGTGTGGCGGCGGCTCTCTGCCCTTCCTCCAGGCGTTGCAAGCTTGCTTCATTGCCTCTTGCTCCGTTGCCAGTCGGCGCAGTTGTTGACGCATCCGGCGCTACTGGGCCGCTATAGCCTTTGACCTTTGCAATATTGTGTAGCAACTCCGCAGGGTTCTGACCGTTTTGCATAGCCTGTCTTGCTAGCTGGATCGCTTCTGCGTCCATTATTTGGGCGTGATGCTCGTCCGCAATACCCATAGCGTTAAGCTCGGACCGTCTTTGGTCTTGCGTAAATTTAAAAGCGCTCTCGTAGTCTGGATTTTGTCTGGCGTACTCCTGCGCCTGAGAGCGTATGAACTCAATTTCCTGCCGTTGCGACTCTAGCTCTTGATTCGCTTGGTGTGTCCCGTTGATAAAATCTTCCTGCTGTTTAGCAAGTCCGTCCACCCTGTCTTTAAGGTATCCGGCGGGATCTTCTTCGTACTTTGTCTTATCCTCGCTCACCTTAGTCGAGTTACGGTACTCCTCTAGCTGACCTTTTAGCGTCTCATACCCTCTCAGACGTTCTTCCATGCCGCCTATGTGTTTTTGTATGTCCGCTTTGCTCTGGCGCTCTTCCCGCAACGCTTTACGCACGTTTTCGTATTGCGTCCGATAATCCTTGTCTTCCTTTTGCTCCGGTTCTTGCGCTTCTGCCACGGGTTGCGGCGTTGGCTCCGGCTCATCCGTGGGAACGGGGATTGTCGGTGCTTCGCTTTGGTCCGGCTCTAAGAGCCTATCTTCTTCTGCCATGTCATGCCTCCTGTCAGGTCATGTTTACGGTAATGTTAGTTTCGGAGTCTGGCGGCTTTCCCGCCTCTATCATATCGGCCTCGGCTTCCATCAGATTAGCCTGTGCGTCCATCATGTCTGCGGTAGCTTCAATTTGCATAGACTGACTCTTTAGCGCCAACTCCTGCCGTTTCAATTCTAGCTCTGCGGCTTTGATCTGCGCTTCCTGCGCCTTGATTTCCGCCTCTTTGCTCTTTATTTGCGCTTCTAGCTGTAACTGCCCCTGTTTTAGCGCGGCATCCTGTTGATTTGTCTGCGTAGCTATCGCCGTCTTTTCTTTCTCAAATTCAAGCTTGAGCATTTCTAGCTGGGATTTCATCTGCACTTCTTGTTGATTCGCCTGTTGCTTCATCATCTCAAACTCAGTCGCCGCCTGTAGCATCTGCTGTTGTGGGTCAGGTTGCTCTGTGCGCTGTGCCAGTTCTCCACGCCATTTCTCCACTAGAGTAGCGGGGAGCGGCATATAGTTAATTAAATCTGACGGAGGCGACATTCCCATTGATTGCATGATGGGCATGAGTTTAGTTAGCACGTTAAACGTCTCAGCCTTGCTGTTAGGCGTACTCGGCATCTCATCTACGATAATGTCATAGGTTGCCGCTTGTGGGTCTTGCATAAACGGTACGCTCATTCTGTCGCCTGTCGGACTTGTTATCCTGATTGCCCGCCCATCTGCTATAAACCTGTTTAGAAAGTCCAGAACAATGCGCCCACGCTCTCTCTGGTGTCTTTTTAGAGAGTCAAAGAGCGGTGCTAGTATGGTAAGGCCGGATATTTTGCGTGATTCCTCTAGGATTGCTGGCTGATTCCTGTCTGCCATGCCTATCATCTCGGCATTTACGCCGGACGTTGCCGGAACAGCGTCTATCGCATACTGCATCAAACGCTCTAGCCCTGCTGGAAATACGCCCGCATCGCGCTCTCGGACCTTATTGAGACCGCCTGCGTTGAGTTTAATCAATGCATCTGGACTAGCCCAGTCTTCCTCTGCCCTTCTTGGATCTGCCAGCGCATCAGCTTCTACAAACGCACCGCCTTTTCTATTGGTCGCCAGGATAAACATGATGTCACTAAAGAACTTATTAGAGAACTTTTGCGGGTCTCTTAGCGCCCTGCAAACGCCGTACCATTGGCGCTTATTCCTGTCTCTTTTGCCCGTCATGCACTTCAGCGTAAACCCCTTTTGAGTTGGGGCTTCCTCATCCTCCAGTAGCTCAGAGCCGCACACAAACGCTTGGAAGTACCTTCTTTGCGTGATCTTCACAAACTTCACGCCCATATCTTCCAGGTAGTCGCGCATTTTGCTTAAACGGTCAGGGCTAACGGTTAAAATCTGACCGCTGTCTGGGTCAGCCACTCGGTACATCGGCACATCTTTGTAATACTGCACCTGTAGCACAAGATACATCTGCTCGTGCGGAAAATAACTAGACTTGTCCGACTCATACTTCCACGCATTGGTCGCATCATGCGGTTGGCGCATATCTATATCGTCTGCGGTCCATTCTCCCGCCACATTCTTGATATTAGGCCAGCGGTCCTCGGCCTCGTCTGCCGGATACTTCCGCGCCCTGATAACCCACTTGCCATTATCAAGATTTCTTGATGTGTCTGAAGTCGGCCAGTACATCTCGATAGGGTCTATGCGTGACGCTGTAATCAGCTTACCTTCTGGGTCGGTGCTGTAATCCATGCGGGTTTCTGTCCAGCCCATGCCGCTTATCACAAGGTCGGTGAAAGCATCGGTTACTTCATCCTCACCATCACATAAATCGTCCGCCCATCGAGAAGCCTCGGTATACATATCCGCTAACTGCGTGTCAGATGTCTCTCTGGGGAGGAATCTAACCTCTTTGCGGTTATTAATCTGCTGTCCTACGATAGAGTCAACAAATGGCGCTATTCTGTTCATTACGATAGGAATACGCCGCTTTTCCTTAATCTCAGACTCTTCTGCCGCTGTCCACTGCCGACAAGCCACAAGGTCATACAGGTCTTTGGCTTCCGAGCGCCACTCTCCCGTGTCGTCTTTCGCGGACTCAAACCAACTTTGTACTTGTCGCGCTGTTGTCATGACGCTTTCCTTATTTGCTTTTTTTGCCCTTCATCGTCGTTTTCTTCGTCTTTTTCTTTTTTTTGGGGGCTTTTGCTTTGGGTTTTGTCGTCGCTTTATATCCACCGTATGCCATGATAATACTCCTTTATGGGCTTAATGGGCTTGGTCCAGGGGCATTTTTCAAAGAGGGGTCTAGCACGTTTGGGGGCAATCTCTCCACCGCATCCCTAAAGTCTAGCTCCTCTGAGCCTTTCGCATCCCTACTTCCAAACTCTTTCATGCGCCGCTTCTCTGCAAACCACATAATGGCTTGTAAATCCGCCGCCGTCATATCTGAATATTCTGTGTCTTGTCTAAAACGCTCTGCTACTTTTCGCGCTAGGTCTAATTGAAATTTCTTCTCTCCGCCGCTTTTCGCAACATCTCGTAAACCCATCTCGGCCTTAAAGATAGTGTTAGCCGCTACTTCTAGAGGGGTTCCGTCCTTAAAATCTTTTTTCCCATATTGCTTCGATAACCGCCGTGCTTCTTTGGTCAATGTTTTCCTTCGAGCCGCTGGGGTATATTGCGGCCCATGCCCAGCCTTTCGCATTAACTCCGCTTCTTTTTCTTGACCGAGCAATGCCCTAAACCGTTTGAGTCCTTTTTCACTTGGCTCATCCCCCATATGCCCACGCAAGCGATGCACCGTGCGATTCCACCACCTATCCATTGTCAGATAGTCTGGGTGTCCTTTAAGGTTCGCCATGAATACGCCCACTTTGTCGCCAAAGATGACGGAGTTGGGCAACCGCTGGTCTTGCAAATAACCGATATTGCGGTTCGTTAGTTTCTGTAGGTCTCTGGTTGTGCTGAACCCATCCAGAAACTCCATAGCCCCTTCTAGACCTTTGTCGTCTATTAAGTCCTGTAGCTTGTTGAGGTTATTGCGAAATGATTTGTTTCGCTCACCGCCCGCTGTGGGAGTCATCGCATTGACTTTACCCGTGCGTAGAAAATCCCTGTACTGATTAACCGCAAGCTCTGTGTTGGGCTGGATAGCCGTGCCGTCAGAGAATATCCCTGTCAGCGTAGTGTACAGGTCTTTCTGGGTCTTGGTCTCTAGGTCTAGCTCCGGTATTTTTACGGCAAGCTCACCTAATGCTTGGTCATACCTGCTCGTATACCAACCCCTGCCTGTCCTGTCTCCGCCGCGAAGAACGCCTAATGCCTCGTCAAACATACGGCTTGCCAAGACATCCATAGCCTCGTCGGATTGGTCCTTTAACTCAAGAGTTAGACCTTCTCTTTGGTAACGGGCATCGTTTTCGTCCGCAATATTTCTTATTGTTTTTTCTGGGAGCGGGTTGTCCTTGACGAATTGCCTTCTGTGTTCGAGGATGCGTTCCTTGAGCGAAATGAACTCGTCATCTGCACTCCACCAAGGTTGGCCTCGTTTGCCATCTCCTGCGTCCCCCATATCAGCCGCGATCTTTTGATAGGCTTCTTGCCCGCCGCGCCAGTCTGATCCTCCGATATAGCCATAGTCCATCTCCTCGCCTAAATCATTTTTGAATAATGCTATCTTTTGGTCTGCTTTGTCACCAACCGTTTGCATCAAGTCTTGGAACTCCTCGCCATCCATTCCAAGGTTCAGAAACTTAATGCCTTTCGGTGTAGTGACCCGCGCTATTGTATCATCTTTTGCGCCTAACTCATCTAACGTTTCGTCGAAAAAGCGCATTTCATCGTCGGTAATAACCCGACCATACGATATATAGCCGACACCTACGTCCTCTGAAGACCTCAAGGGAACAGCAAAGTTCATAGTCACAGCGTCTTGGTCTTGTAAAAACCCTCGCGCCGCCGCCAGTTCTAATATTTTTTTCTTATAAGCTTGCGTTAAAACAATGTCGCCTGCTTCGTTGACCTCTGTCTGCGCCTCCAGCATCGTTTGTAATGACCTTCCCTGATGCCCGTCGTACTTCGACGGCGCTATTGCCTCATCAACAACCGTTAGCCCTAGCTTGTCGTATAGCGATGGACCGATTATCTCCTGCACCTGCCTCTCGTACTCGTCCTGTAGGTCAATCGGCATTTGCTTGATCATCCTGCCCTCTATCAATCCTGTAGATGGCAATGCCTCGCTCGATACTTGAACCGTAGGCGCGTCTACATTTCTTGCGGCCCTTTGAGCACTCACGGCATCAACTTTAGGTACGCCTTGATCCCCTACCTGCGACACCATGCTCGCTTTTGGATCAATCATAAATGGTCCAAGCGCATCCATTACGGAAGCATCGCTGGACACGGCATCGCCTTTCAGCGCTCGTCCAAGCGCCCCTGCTGTGGTTGCCATGCCTCCAACTACCGCCGCCCCAGGAACCCAATCCCATGCGTCGGTCGCCAGACCAAATCGTGCTAGGTCATGGTTTGTTATATCTGCGCCGTCTGCCAATGGGAAATATCGAGGATCTCTCGTGCTGTCAGGCGAAGGCGAAATGTTAAACAATGTTTCTTCTGGTTGGCCTAACGTTGCAACATCTTCCTGCATATAACCGGAGGCGAAGCTTCCCACGCCTGGAATCATCGATATCGGGATGCGGGCAACTGGGCTGGATTCTGCAAGCGGGTGATTAATCCCTAGCACATTCCTTGTAGGAGTTGGCTCCCCTATTCTCTGCGGTGGCGCTAACAAGCCTTCCCCTATTTGCCTTCCAAGTACGTCTAATACGCTCATGCCGCCCACCCTGCTGATTGTTTGCGTTCTTTAACGGCGTACCTGCCTAGCCCCCGTCTGCGCTCTGCGCCAGCAAATGTCAGCACAAAAGCGTCTGCGATGTCCGGTGATGTCACACCGCGCTTTAGCATATCATCTTTTGATTCGATCTGTATTTTTCCCGTGGAGGTAATCTTAAACTGGACCTCGGTTAGTTCAGCGCCTAGATCCTCGCTCTCTACCCGTGTGTCCCGTTGCTCTAGCCATTCCCTGGCTCTCCACCATAGCTCTGCTCTCAGGTTTGCATAGCGGTCCTTGCCGGATGGCTGTTCACCTACATTGATTCCCTGGACAGGAACATCTAGCTCTCTCATCCTGTCTACTACCCCAGCCCCCACGCCGATACTATCGATGTTAATCACGGCTGGTCTATCGTCACTGTTCGCGTCCTCATACTGTTGCATCACCCAACCAGCCACATACATCGTATCCCTGTTTGTAATCGTCTCTACGGACTTTACAATATTTGCGTGACGTTTCACTAAGGCTGTCTTGTTAGTGCCGAATCTGGCTACGTCCAAGCCCCAGACGGGCATTACTGTCTTGATCTGTTCAACAGGTCTATCATATGCCGCTATCACTAGGTCGAGCGGAATAACACCGTTGGACTCGCTCTTAGGGAACTCCCCCAGAACGCGCACCCTGTAAATGTCTGAGTCTGGGTCGTTACCGCATCGCGCCAGCATATCCTCGATGTAGGTCTTCGATACCTGAGTGCTATCCGTACACGGCACTACCATTGTTTTCCATCGGTTCCTCATCTTGTGGTGCGAGTCATAGAAGTAACCGGATACCCTTGTCGGGTTAGCCGTCATCATAATCTTGGCCCCTTCCCCTGACAGCGCTCCCTCTGCCGTCTCATACACGTTCTCTGGGATGCCGCTAGCTTCGTCTACGATATACAGCAAGTTTTCTGCGTGGAATCCCTGCAATGCTTCGGGTTGTTCTTTCCTGCTTGTACGGGCCACAGCATAGCTAGAACCCATCCTCACCCTGTCTGCGGACATTTCAAACTGTGACTGATACCAGTCTGGCGCTTTTCTCAGCCATTTCAGTAGCTCGGCCCACAGTACGTCTGATAGCTGATGGCTCGATGGTGCAGTACACGGTACTCTGGCATCCGAGCGGGTAGAGATAAACCATAATATTACCCAGCTTAACAGGGCGCTCTTACCGACCCCGTGACCAGACCGGATACTTACCTTATCGTGAGTCGCTATGCTCTTCAGCGCTTCTCGTTGCCACTCCTCGATATGACATTTGAACAGGTCTTGTACGAATATGTCTGGGTGTTCACGCCAGACCTTGAGCCGCTCTACCGCATCAGTGTTGATGGCTTGTTTCTTTGCCATTTAACTCTTCTTCCTGCTCGTAGTAACTATCCTCTAGTTTCCCGATTAAATCGCTCAGGGTCTCGGAGCTATGCTCTATGTGCTGTTTCTCCTGCCAGTTCGCGGCCCGTTTGTTTTTCAGGATGAACATACCAGCAGTTACATTGCCGGATAACGCCTGCTCATACATACTCAGAGCTACTCGGCTATCAGCGTCGGTTGTGCCTCGCGTCCATGCGGCTAAAAACTCTGGATCGTGTGATGGATGGTCTGGGTTACGCTTGTTCTTTACAGTAGCCAGTGAGATTCCCAGCGTATCTGCAAGTTCTTGTTGAGATAGTCCCAGCAAGCACAGACGATATACGACATTTGGATCTAGCTCTTTTGTTGGCCTGCCAATGCGCTTAACCCTTGATTTTTTAGCCATTTTGCCCTCTCGGAATGGACCCTTTTGGCATTGTAAATCAATGGGTAGAAAATATCGACCTCCTGACCTTTCACCCCCGACTGTTTAAGAGTGGAGGAGGTGTTGCCTGCTTTCGCGTTACGCATGAAATTACAAGGGCCGCAACGCACAGGAGATCAGGTAAATACTGCGTGGTCGTACACAGTTTTTGAGATGAAGTGAGGACATAAGATAATTGCAGTTATCTCTATGCAACTTCCCTCGGTGGAGTCCCACTCCCCTTTATTGTTCCATAACATATTGGATCTTCTGTCACAACGTTTGTCACAACTTTTTTATTTCCTTTATTAACAATCACTTGCGTATGTCATACTCTATGACAAACATGACAGACGCTTAATTAAGAAACTTATAATTGTTAGCACCGTCCAGGTAATACTCTAGCTTCTGCGTGTAATTCTCCATCACAGTAGCCCTGAGAAACTCCACATAGCGAATAGCGGACTCTTTCGTACCTTCCGCCATCGCCTCGCAAAACAAACGCTCTGCCGCCTCCCTGTGCTGATCTACGCGAGCATCATAATCTTTGTCTGTCTCATGCTCTCGCTCGTCAGGGATGACTGCCAGCCACCCGTTCTCGTACAGATACGACTCCAAAAGATCCTGCTCGTCCTCCGGCAATACATCCTCCGGTCGTTCTGCGTCGAGCTTCTTGCATAATATTTTCAATGTATCTCTCACTACTCAGCCCCCTTTGTATGATTGTTAGGGTCAGGTCTGCCAAAATTGATTCTGTGCCACCAGTCGCCACTTTTATCTGTGGTGTACTTGGAGCCAAAGGCAGGCTTGAATGTCGCTTCCGTGTCGCCAAGCTTCGCGCACTCTGCGTCTGACAGGTACTCTCGGTTGTTTAAAATAGCATCTGTCGCATAATCGCGATGCCCTAGCAAAAGCTCACCGCCCCAGCCAAGCACATGAAAGCCGCCACGCTCTTTTGGAAGCACAACTGTCCCTTCCTTCCTTTCGCCATAAGTATTGTTGTCGTAGTACGACCAGCCACCTTTCTCGACCAGCCACCAGTGCAAGCACCCGCGAAGTAATCCTTTTCTTTGCCCCCTGGTGTATCGACCAACAGCCTGCTCTAATTCATTTTCGGTTATATCGAAAACACGTTGCGTATAGCTCTGCCCAAACTCCTGACTAAGCCAAGCGCTTTTTGATGTTATAACTGCGTATGTCATTGTCTTGTCCTCCAAGGAGCCGCTATGCGGCCTCCTCTTTCCTTTCGTTGTCCACTGCATCGTTTAGCCAGTTGACCGCTTTCTGGGCCGCGCTAGCCGCCTTGAAGATAGCCTTCTTGTCA